AACGATGCCGCAACAAATGCAAAACAAAGCTGGCTATAAGAACAATTTTAGTTCTGGCCTCACTGGCGCGAGCTGGAACAAGACTAGTCGTCGCTGGGTCAGTTACATTAACGTTGGAGGCAAGCGCCGCCATTTGGGATATTTTGATACCCCAGAGGAGGCTCACTCTGCTTATCTGAAAGCCAAGCAAGAGCTTCATCCCTTTCAGCCGACACCCCGATAATGTACTACCCCTCAACAGTATTGTACTGGGATACAGTCATTCGCGCGCTCCCTGTACCAGAGCTGAGCAGCAATCTCATGTACACTGGCGCAGTAGCAATCGAAAATGAGATCCCCGCCGCACTGCCTATAGCTCCCGCCGGAACCAAATCTGTTCCCCAATACATAGATGCCAGGGGCACTGGACTAATTGGATCATTAGGATCATCGAATGAATGCTGGACCGTGTAGTTTACAGTGCCTGACACCACCACCTGAATGCCAAGAGGCGCATCAGCCCAACTATCCGTATAGACCATGGAGCTCGTCGTTGGCAGCGTTGGCGTTCCGGCTGAGATGTTTCCCGTTGGCTGGAACAGCGGCACGATGCGGTTGATGCTGGAGAATTTCGCCGTGGTCAGCGCGCCGCCAGCCGTCATCGTCACGGTTTCGCCGTGCGATGTGGCGAAGGAGTCGACGCCCGCGATGTAGAACTGCCCCGCGTCGGTGCCGCTCGCCGAGGTGATCTGCACCTGAACGGCTGGGCTGATATTGGCGGCGCCGGCCGCCAGGGTGAGCGCGACCTGGGCGGTTGCGGCCTGCGCGGCGGCGATATTGCCGGCGGCTCCAGGCGGGCCTACGGTTACCATTATCGGACGCATTAGGTTCTCCCTCCACAAGGACGGCCTAGGATCGGTTTCTTGCCCTTTCCGAGGATGAATCCGCCGCGCTTCGCCGCGAGCCGCGCCCGCGCCTTCGCCTTGATCCTCGCGGCCTCTTCCGCGGAGATATTGCCAGCATTCGCGGAGCGCGTCGCGCCCGAGATCGCGAGCCTAGCGTGAGTCGGGTCCGAAATTGGAAACGAGGTGCCAGGACCGGCAAATGCGGACTTCGGCATCTTGTTTCGCTTCGCCTGAGTCAGATCCACCATCGCATTCCCCGCACCTGATTCGCAAAAAAACGCCGCCCCGAACAGGCAAGGGGCGGCGTTTGCGGAAAGAGCCCGAGTAAGAGGCTGGGACGATCTCTGCTCTGGAGGGGCTCCTCCGATTCCCGCCGATCAGCAATTTCGGGGCGGATCGCGCTCCGAATCTGGCATCAGATGCCGCTGCTTGGGTTTTGCGCTCACATTGTCGTGGGTCAAAGGTTTTAGATCGGCGCCGACGCCGCCACCTCGCGCCCTGGCTGCCCTCCCCATGGAAGGCTTCTTAGCGCCGCCGCCGATCGTTCCACCGAAGGCCTTGGCGATGCGCCCGCCCTTCTTGCGCTTCACCTTGCCGCCGTATTCCCGCTCGACTTCGCCGCCATCCGCAAAATCTTGGACAGCGCCGCCGTCTTCGCGAAAGATGCCCTCGCCGCGCGAGATCGTGTCGTCAGGATCGTTGTGGGGATGCGAGCCATGAAACTCGCGGATGACATTCCGCTTGCTCTGGCCCTCGTGAATTCTGCCTCTAGCCATAGAGACCTCCTAAATCAGACTGGGGTTACCCCGTAGAGCGGCGACGGATTCCATGGCGTCGCGTAAACCATGTTGGCGACGTTGATCGACTGAGCGATCATCAGGCGCTGAGTGCCAGATACGTTCGTACCCGTGGTGACGCCAGACGTCGGGCCGCGGCCCGACACCTGAATGGTGCCTCGGGGATCAGTTGTCGCTGTCGTGGCTGGATTCGTTTGGTCGCCAGGGGCCCAGGCAATGGCGGTGTTCGCGGGCGTTGAAGTCGGACTGGAACCGCCCGTGATGAACGCACCATTGTAGAAGATCGACATCAGCTCCCACTCGTCGGAGCGGCACATGAAGCCGAACAGATCGGAGGTCTGGAGCGTGTAGTTGTGACCCGCGTCGGTAAACTGCGGCGTCGCGCTGATGATGCCCTTGTAGGTCTTCTTGCCGTAGGCGACGATCGCGCTGGTGGGAGCGGCGATAATCTCGCTCTGCAAAAAGCCGTAAGTGTCGATGCCGCGAACGAGGACGTTGCCGCCCGTCGCACTTGCGCTTCCGAGGACACCGACGCCACGCATGATGCACTGCCCAGGGTCGAGCGGCGCGGCTAGGCCACCCGCAATGCGCGGCTGATAGGCGAGCGCGGCCGGGTTGCCATAAGTGAGTGGATTGAGTTGGTTCGTCATGCCGACAGGCGCAGCCGCTTGGCTCGTAATCGGCGTGGGACTCAGCGTGACCGTTGGCGCGGCCCAGGTGCCGCCCATTGCGGTCACCTGACATATCATCGTCGCGCCAGCCGTCCCGATGCCTGCGATCGTCAGCCACATTCCAACCGCGAACTTCCAAGCATTGCTGTTCGTCGCAGAGCCCGCGATGGTCGCAACCGGGTTGCCGCTCGTGACATTCAGCGTGGTGAAGCCGATGTCGAGCCCCAAGATCCCGCTCACAACCTGTTGGGTCGCCGCATTGATCATCGGCATGTTGAGCGCGATCCCCGCCGCGTAGGTGCTGACCAGAGCGAATGGCGTGCCGTTGGTCGCTGCACCCGCGACGGTCAGGTTTTGCTGCCCCGACGGGAAGGCGTCGACCGATATAATCTGCGGGTTCGACAGGTGGCAGAGGATCGAGCCCGGCGTCGGGTTGTCCTTGTTGATCGGGAACCGGCAATCAGGGAACGCTTCGCCCTGGTAGCCAATGTTGGCCCCCATCTCGTTCGAGTACTCCTGCGGCTGGGCAGGCGGGATCATGCCCGCCATCGGCCCCATGGAGACGTTCGGCCCAGTGTTCTTGACGCCTGCCATCAGCCGGCCTCCGGTTTCAGGGGAACGACATTGTCGCCACCCTTGCGATGACGCTCGATGTAGTCGGCGGCGGCGCGCAGAACCGCAGGATTATCGCGTGACGATCCCAACATCGCGTTGCAGTTGAAACAAAGCAGGCTTCGAATCTCGTGCGTTGTATGATCGTGATCGGTATGGAGAACAGTCTTTGGATCAGGTCCAGTTGGATGACCCCCAGGCGCGTCGCAAATGGCGCACAGACCTTTTTGCTCGACATAGAGCCGATCAACAATCTCGGGCGCATCCTTGCCATAATGGCGAACCAAGCCCCAGCGGCGCGCATAAGTTTTCGCTATCTTACGAACTCTGATGCCGTTTTCCTCAACGATCTCAGATGTTTCGCCACGCAATTCCAAATTATCCAGACGCAGATTGCCTTGATTGTCATCTTTGACAAAGACATTCTTCTCCGGCAGTTCAACCCCATGACCTAGCGCCCAAGCGATGCGCGAAGCCGGAGTGGTGAAACTACGGAACGTTACGATACGGTACTCCTTTCCTTTGGCAATTTTCGTGCCGCCGGCAAGGGTTCCTGCTTTGATGTGATTTGCCACGTCGATGCGCCAAATAAGTTCCCCAGTTTCTGGTGTATAAATGAACAGTTTGCGCAACTCCTCCAAAGGCATGTCGCCTTCCTTGAGCGGCCGATAAATAGACCCTGGCTTTCTGAGTCCGTAAAGACCGAGATTGCTGGCGCGCAGATTGAGCGGATTATCATCGAGAAACTCGATTTTTCGACGCTCTGGCAGCGGTTGTTTATGATGGAGCAACCACGCAATATGTGCAGCCTGCCAAGGCTTGCCGCGATAGGCGATCACTCGGTAGACGCCACCACCTTGCGCCTTATCAACCCCAGCGATTGACCCAGCCTTGATATTGCGGGCCGGGCTGATTTTCCATCTGATTACGCCGGTTTCTGGATCATAGTCGAATACCCGCGCCGCTTCCTCATAGGTCAACATGTCACCATCTCCTCTGAACGAGGAGACACTAATGACATTTGATGCGACCACCGTCAACAACTTTTCGCCGTCCATGCTAAGATTTCTGAATTTCGCCTATTTTGCTTACTTCTGCTTTCTGATCGCCACTCTAGCATTTGTTGCGCGGATAACGCTAAACCATTGATTTCTCACTGAGTTGGGAAGCTGCCCCAGATTGCCCTAAAGTCGGAATATCCGAAACTGTACCTCTCGTAGCCCTTCACCAGGAGGTTGTCCGTCGTGAAATCGACCTGCATGTCAAGTTCGAAGGCCACTCTCTGCAAGTACAATAGCCCTTCCTGATCGGTGAGGATGAACCACGCGGTGGGCGAGGTCAGATAGTCGTGGACGAGGTGCCCGTCCGGTATTCCGCCGGACGTTTCTGGGATTGCGTTAATGTCGTTGTCTGACGTTCCCGGCCGCAGCACTGTTCGCAGCAAGCGGATTGCGATCGGCTCCAGGGCGATAGGGACGATGAGCTTCCTCGCACGCGCTTGCATGCGGAGGCCGGCGTTGTCTCGGAACTGACCGCGGATCGAGGCCTGGGCATTGAGGAGTGACGCCTCGTTGAGATCCATGTCGACCGCGAAACGGTTCGGCACAGTGCCAGTGTCGATCGGATGGTTCAAAGAGCAGAGCGGCTGCTGATCGCCTAGGATGGTCGGATCATAGACGGTCGCGGTGTTGAGGACATACGCGCCATAGATCTCCTTGGTCTGATTGAATGACTTCTGAAGCCCAAGGTTCGATGGCTGCCACTGCCTCTTGTAAAGGTTGTCGTCGATCATTTTGCGGGTGAAGGCGTACCCGAGTCCGATCTCCTTGTGATATTGGTTATAGACATATCGTTCGCCAGCCTGATTGTCGAAGGTTGTCGGGCCGCCTTCATTCTTCAGTGCCGCAAGGCCGAGGTAGCGCATCGAGGCGGTGCGCTCGACGGACATGAACGACTTATCGACCTTGAAGATCTTTGGGTAGATCCTATCAAGATCCTTGTATTGTCCCGCTACTTTCCGCAGGCCGGGGAACAATAAATCATAGGCCTGAGCAACACTTATCGCAATCGGAGTTACTCCTGAGTAACGACACTGAATTTCTTACGTTTGTGTCGCAAGAGATACTCAATGCCCAGGCGAAGAACTGTCGGGTCTTCATCCGCAAGGCCAATGAACCAATTACAATGCGCGCACAATAGTTCGCGCCGTTCATTGGTTACATGGTCATGATCGACTTGAAGGGAGTTCACATCAGTTGCCGATGGTCGCGCTGCCGCTAACCGCGCGGAACGTTTGCTGGTTGAACGTCACGTAGGCCCA